CCGTACCCCTAGAAAAACTAGGAAGGTCGTAAGACCTCCTTCCTAGTTTTCTAGGGAGAATCTTAAAGTATTTTAACTGCGATGTCAAGCGACCAACTGTAAATTATTAGGATCTGCAAAGAAATTCAGATCGCCTTGCCCCTTTAGTCTTTCTAGTTTTGTAGATCCTTTGCGTGTTAATTTACCGACGGTGCCCTCCTCATCTAAAAATCTCAAGTCGGTGGCATCAAAGTCTGCTAACTCTACAGTATTACCAAACAACTGTATGTTATTAGGTATCTTGAACTCGCCTCTGCACTCTTTAGTATTAAAGGATATTGCAATGTTGAGTCCAAGATCTGTAGCAGTTTTAAGTTGCCCAATAGTCTTGACACTATTCAATGATGCCGAAAATGTGAGATGATAGTTAGACAAAACATTACGAGTAACACGGTGTAGAACCTTTGTGTAATCATAAAATTGTATGTTAGGTAACGATGCGATAAGATCAGTCCACACCACATCACTAGTGCCGTTCAGTCTAATGCAATAATTGTCAGTCTCATTGCGTAGTATCTCGGCCCGTAATCTTTCTTTGAAGCCATCGGGATCTTCAAGATATTGCACAGTTCTACGAGTCATAGCCCTCTGAGCATTGGACATTCCAAGTCGGCCCGAAGATCTAAGGCAGGGTTCTTTACACCCAGCAACATCAGCATAAGCACATAAAGTATTACGCGCCACAAGATCAGCGGGTTGCAAATACAATATACCTGTGGTATACTCTTGCTTTTTAAAGCCTTTTAAGATCTTAGTAGAGCTATTAAACCCCATTAAAGGTAAATTATAATTATATATATACTCCTTAATAGGTTTAATAGTCTTCAAAGTTATTGCGTTTATTCTATTAACCAAATGTTTTCTCCTGTTCCCTTTTTAATCTTTAGAGGTCGTAAGACCTCCTCTAAAGATTAAAAAGGGAGCCGTAGCTCCCATTATTTAATTAGTGCAGCCGCAAGAATCCGGATTGGCTACCATCTCAGGAAGCTGCACCATAACCATACTAATGGTTATAATTTTAGTTTGTAACTAAGCGGAATCCTCCGGGGTAATTCTTTGAGCTAACATCACGATCATTTGCGCGACATCCCATTTATCAATCTGCCAAACTTTAGTTTTATTAAACTTGGCAGCCACCACATCTTCAAATCTCGCTAACACCGCAGTATGAAGTTCAGGATTCATTTGAAGACTACCAAGTTCAGAAGTTAACATATCAACTGCATGTTCAAACTTCATCAATTGCATAAGTTCAAAAGATACATCACGGCGCTCATCGACAACAACAGAATTAGTCATATTGACTCCTAAGAAAAAATTACAAGTATGAATGGGGTCAGCGGAGCTGCTAATAGTGCAACCACTGGTATCCAAATATCTAAATTATATTTATCCATAAAAACTCCAAAAGCCCCCCGAAGGGGGCCAAGTTAAATTAGATCATTCCGAGATCAGCGGCAGTCGCAAGACGGGGAGCCGAAGAGGTTTTAAAGTTCTTTGACTGCTTTGGATTTGCAGTAATTTTAACTTCTTTGTTGGATTTCAAGTCATCAGTTCGGAGAACTTTGATATACTTCGACGCAGCGGAAGTCTTACCGTTGATTTTTTTCACCGAAAATAATTTATTGATATCCCCAGCCAAAGGCTGTCCTTCGTGAACCGACTTGATCGAAGCGCCAAAGCGGGCTTTGAGTTTATTAAACTCAAACTTCTTGAGATCATTCTCACCGATGAATTTATATGCCAAAGTCGCAGCACAGGCATAGATCGCTTTGTCGGTCGCAGGTTTTGTCAAATCATACTTAGCCATAATCGTTTTCCCGATTGTGTAATTTTTCGTCGAGCCGAAGCCCTTCCTAGGTTTGACTATCTTTAAAATATTCAGAAGTCGTAAGACTTCTTCTGAATATTTTAAAGATAGTCAAACCTTATCCACATAGTCCTATTAAGCCTAAGAAGGCTTAATAGGACTATGTGGAAATGTAAAAGACCCCTTGGGTCTTTTAAACTTTGGAGTCTGTTAGCTCCTCTTAGGAGGAGCTAGATGGATTTGGCAGCTTGGGAGTTAAATAGCTTTCAAGTTCTTGAAAGCTATAAAGAACTTTGAAGTTTATTCTAAACTTCAAAGACTAAAAAGACTTCAGTTTACTTTGTAAACTAGAAGTCTTTAAAATTCTCAGGAGGGCTCAGCCTCTAAAGTCTTCTTAGACTTTAGAGTCTGGGAGGGATCTGCTTTAAAGTCTCTAAAGACTTTAAAGTATGCGCGGAAGAATAATGGAGTTTGCCAAGTTCTTTAGAGAACTTGGAGGGGCCGGGCAGGAGGCCATACCCCCCACCCCCTATATATACTAAATCATATACATTTTGAACCAAAAGTGATGTCAACCAGTTTGGAAGGGTCTTCAAAGTCTCCACAACCTCATATGAGCCAGAAGTAGTGTGTACCAGTTTGGGCGGGTCTTCAAAGACCTTCAAAGAGGGCAAGTATATATAGATATAGCCCCGGTGGGTCTATAAATATTATAGAGTTAATTTACAGATTTGTCAAGAAAAAACTTGACAAATCTGTAAACTACCCTTATAATAAAACAATGAAAAAAGAATTGACAACAAAGCAACAGACTTTTTTAGATTATTTAGTCGAGACAGGAGGTGATCCAAAGCAAGCAGCAGATTTAGCAGGCTATGCTCCTAACACTCATTGGCAAGTGACTAAAGCCTTAAAAAATGAGATAATAGATCTAGCCTCTAATATTCTAGCTCAATCTGCACCTAAAGCTGCCATGAAGCTTGTGCAAGTTATGGAGTCTGAAACACCTATGCCTCAAGTCAATGTAAGACTACAGGCAGCCCAAACGATTTTAGATCGCACAGGGCTAGGAAAAGCAGACAAACTAGATGTCAGTCATAAGGTAGAAGGAGGGATTTTTGTGCTACCCGCTAAAGAAGAGGTAGTAATTAATGTTGAAACGTAGGTCAAGTTCTACAATTCCATTTGGATATGTGCTTTCTGAAGATACTAAGTTTCTAGAAGAGGTTCCAGAACAACTAAATATATTAGAAGAAATAAAGCCTCTGATAAAAGATAGGTCTTTAAGTTTGCGCGAAGGAGCTATGTGGGTTGAATACAAGACAGGCCGTAAACTAAGTCATGCCGGTCTAAAGAAGATTGTAGATAATGAATGATTGGGATATAAATCCTGACAAATACCAGACAGATGCTGATGGAAACTTTGTATTAAAAGTAGACGGGACGCCTAGAAAGAAGTCTGGCAGAGCCAAAGGATCTAAATCTAGAGGCTATCATTACAGCAGAGCTACTCAAAATAAAATGGCTGCTAAGAAAGCAGTACGTGTAAAAGAAAAACTTATTGCAAAAGCAGAAGCTAAGATTAAAAATCAAAAGACTGCTTTAAAAACTTCTAAAGCTACACTTGCTAAACTAGATAATAACGAAAAAGCTGTTGAAGGTAAAGTACTTACAGAAGATAATATAGCACAGCTTCCTAAAAAAGTAAAAGAAGAAGCCCTTGAAAATATTATCTTCAAACCTAATGATGGGCCGCAGACAGACTTCCTAGCGGCTCCAGAGACGGACGTATTGTATGGTGGCGCAGCAGGGGGTGGTAAGTCCTATGCTATGCTCGTAGATCCCCTCAGATTCGCACACAGGGCTGCTCACAGGGCGTTGATATTAAGACGCTCCATGCCTGAACTGAGGGAGCTTATAGATAAGTCTAGGGAGTTATACCCTAAGGCTTTTCCGGGATGTAAGTTCAGAGAAGTTGAAAAGATCTGGACATTCCCTAGTGGTGCTAAACTAGAGTTTGGCTTCCTTGAAAGAGATGCAGATGTATACCGCTATCAAGGACAAGCTTATAGTTGGATTGGTTTTGATGAGATTACTCACCTATCAACAGAGTTTTCTTGGAACTACCTAGCATCAAGACTGCGTACTACAGACCCTGAGATTACGCCGTACATGCGTTGTACAGCTAACCCCGGTGGTGCTGGTGCAACATGGGTAAAGAAGCGTTATGTGAACCCATCAGAGCCTAATGAGAGCTTTACAGGCCATGATGGTTTGACACGACGTTTTATACCAGCCCGTTTAGAAGATAACCCCTATCTGTCCTTAGATGGTAGGTATGAGCAAATGCTTAAAGCTCTACCAGCGGTACAGCGTAAGCAACTTCTAGAAGGCAATTGGGATGTTACAGAAGGTGCTGCCTTTACAGAGTTTGATGTAATGGAGCATGTTATAACACCTTTTGAAATCCCAGTAGGTTGGGAAAGGGTAAAAGGAATTGACTATGGCTACGCTTCTGAAAGTGCTTGTGTTTGGGGTACTGTTGATCCCTCTGATGGCACACTGATTATATATAGAGAGTTATACCGTAAAGGACTGACAGGTGTTGATTTAGCTCAGATGATTACTAACATGGAGCTAACAGACCCTTACTCTGTGCCGGGAGTGTTAGACACAGCGGCATGGAACAGAACAGGTACTACAGGCCCTACAGTTGGAGAGACACTTCAACGAGCAGGGCATAAGCTGCGTAGAGCAGATAAAAACAGAATACAAGGGAAGATACAAATCCACGAATACTTGAGAGTGCAGCCAAGTGGCAGACCTAAGATACAGATATTTAATAGCTGTCCTAACTTAATACGTGAACTCCAAAGTCTTCCTCTGGATAAAACTAACCCAGAAGATGTTAATACAAATGCACCTGACCACGCTTATGACGCGCTACGCTACTTAATTATGTCAAGACCTAAAGTCAATGACATCTTTAGTCAGTTTAGAAACATGAGAATGGAACAGGCATATACACCCGTTGATTCGGAGTTTGGATACTAATGGCAGAAAATACTTTAACAGCGAACGGGATTTACTTTGGAGACGTTGAAGGCGAAGATGGCCTTGAGCTTACCTTAGAAGAAAATCTACGCAACAACCTAGTAGGTCTAATTACTGACCGCTATGTTTCTGCTAAGTCCTCACGCGACCTAGATGAACAGCGTTGGCTTACAGCGTACCACAACTATCGTGGTTTATACGGTAAGAATGTACGCTTTAGAGAGTCTGAGAAGTCCCGTATCTTTGTTAAGGTTACTAAGACTAAAGTACTTGCAGCCTTTGGACAACTTGTAGATGTTGTGTTTGGTGCTAATAAGTTTCCTATTGGTATTAGTGAAACTAAGATGCCTGAAGGTATTTCTCAATATGGGCATGTAGACGCATCTGCTGCACCGGGAATTGAAACCTCTCAAGGACAGGCTCCTGAAGAAGAACAAGAAATCACAGACAATCCTTTTGACGTAGGTTATGAAGGTGATGGTAAAGTACTAAAGCCCGGAGCTACTTTTGCTACAGGTAAGTTTGAAGATATTAAACTTGACAAACTTGCTGAAGAAAAAGAAATGCTTAAAGAGGGGCTTTCACCAAACCCACAAGTACTTGAATTAAGTCCTGCACAGAAAGCTGCACGACGTATGGAAAAACTTATACACGATCAGATAGAGGAGTCTAACGGCGCTAGTGAGATCAGAAACGCATTATTTGAATCAGCTTTATTCGGCACCGGAATCGTTAAAGGGCCGTTCAATTTTAACAAGACCCTCCACCGATGGGATGAAGGAGAGGACGGTGATAGAGTTTACTCTCCTGTTGATGTTAGGGTGCCTCGCTTGGAGTTTGTCAGCATCTGGGACTTTTTCCCAGACCCCAACGCAACAAATGTTGACGAATCAGAGTATGTATTCCACCGCCATAGAATGAACCGTACACAGCTTCGTAGTCTTGGTAAGATGCCTTACTTTGACAAAGAAGCTATTCGTACATGTCTCCAGATGGGGCCTAACTACGTAGAAGAAGATTACGAGCACGAGTTAAAAGATGACAATCGTAATGATGAGTATGGTGCGTCTCAGTATGAAGTACTAGAGTACTGGGGTGTTATGGATGCAGAGTACTGCCGT